GTGCATGGCGTGGATCACCTGCCCGTCATGCCCGACGAGCCGATCTACATCGGGGCCGACATTGGCGGCGGCACGCTCCAGCCTTCGGCGCTCCTGTTCCAGCGGCATCCCAAGGGCGTGTTGCTCGCGCACCGCGAGGTCGTTTGCTTCGACATGGGGATCAAACGCTTTGGCGAGCTGGTGGGCGAGGCCCTGGTCAAGCACTTCCCCGATCACGTCGCCAAGGGGCTGACCGGCAAGGGCTGGGGCGATCCGGCCGGTGGCAAGCGCGACGAGATATTCGAGACGGCATCCTTCGACTGGCTGCGCTCGCAACACGGCATCAACCTGGAGCCCGCGCCGACCCAAGACCCGAAGATGCGGATCGCGGCGCTGGCCGGGCCGTGCGAGCGGATGATCGAGGGCAAGCCAGGGCTCCTGGTCAACAAGCGCAACTGCCCGATGCTGCACAAGGGGCTCATGGGTGCCTGGCACTTCAAGCGGCTGGCCGTGTCCGGCGAGGATCGCTATGCCGACAAGCCCTCGAAGAACGACGAAAGCCACATCTGCGACGGGGCGGGCTATGGCTTCCTGGGTGTGGGCGAGTTCGACCGTCTGGGCGGCAGGCAGGACTTCGGGAAAGGACCGGCATCCTTCCAGGCTGATGGCGACTTTGACGTGTTCGCTTGACCGTGCAGCGGGGCAGGGTGTATGCAATTCCGAACAAAACAAGGGAATTGCGATCATGGCCGAGGACGACGTGCAGCGCGAAACCGTGACGCCGCCTTGGAAGCGATTTACAAAAGCCGAGGAAGATCAACGGCTTGACGTGTTGGACGCTCGGATCGAGCGCAGAAAAGCGATCCTTGAATGGGATCAGCGCGAGCGAACCAGGATCATGCACCGGGCGATCCGCCGGATGCGCAGAGCGGAGGGGAAGGAATGAAGATCAAGGCCGAGATGGGTGCTTATTCCAGCGTGGTGGGCAACAGCGTCCACCTGATCGCGGATGATGGGCGGATGATCGGACAGGTGGCGATCCTGTGCCACACTGACGATCTGCGAGGCAAGGAAACGCAGACCGAGCTTTGCCGGGTGATCTGTGACGCGATCAACGCGGAGGCGACCGATGGGTGATGCGATCTGGAGGGCGCTTGCAATGCTGCCGGGACTGCCCGAGCTGGGGGCGTATCCCACGCCGTTGGAGTGTGCCGAGGCGGCGGATTACTTCGCCGGGCTCCTTTGGGTGACGGTGCAATGCTTCGCTGCGGTGTCGGCATGAGCGAGGCCATGTTCATCTGCGAGGGGTGCGGCAAGGTCTATCCCGACACCTGCCCGACGTGCCCAGATCGAGGCGACGGCCGGGGCGTGACGGTCCACCAGATCAAGCAGGCGCTACGCGACAGCCCGACGGTGGGAGACGTGAACCATGCGGCCAAGCACTACGGGCGGCACGTTGCGATCCTGGTGCGCGAAGGCGGCGATGCTCGAACGATGGCGATCCAGATCAAGAACCTGGCAAGCTATCGCCGCTGGGAGTTGGGGTATCGGCCATGAGTAACCGCATGACAGCCGCCCAGCTCCAGGCGTTCTACAAGGCCGACGGCGACCACAGCGCGCCGCGCCAGGACCGCGAGGGGCCGATCCACAAGGGCATCCTCCAGCTCCTCGATCTCGCGTTGCCAGGCGATGCGATCTACCACCACAGCCCGAACGAGCTGGACATGGCCGGGGCCGAGGCCGCGCGCCAGATCGCCAAGGCTCGCAAGCTGGGCACCAAGCCAGGCTGGCCGGATATCGAGATCATCTGGCAGGGCCGAGCTTACTTCCTGGAGGTCAAGGCCGACAGCAGCCAAAGCGATGCGCAGAAGGATATCCAGCGCGACCTGGTGCGGGCCGGTGCGAGCTATGCCGTGGTGCGATCCGTCACCGAGGCCGAGGCGATACTGAAATCCTGGGGGCTTACATGACCGATCCCGATCTCGACCTATCCATCCCGTCGCTGATGCGCGCCTGCAAGGGTAACGTGGCGATGCTGCCAAGCTTCATGGTCCATGACGACGATGTGTGGCCGCGCTCCGGCGTGGTCAGGACCGACAGCAAGGGCCGCATCCATATGCGCCGCTCGACGTTCATTCGCGCCGTGGTGGGCAAGCTGCCGATCCGCGAGGGCGTTTGGCATCGGATCGACTGCCAGGAGTTCCACCTGGACCTGAAACCGCACCACCTCCAGGGATCGAGCGACCAGGAGGGAGGCAACCGCAGACTGGCGGCGCGCACCGTGGCGAAAGCCGATTGGGCCGGACGCATCAAGGGAGATGAAGGCTATGGCAATGCTCCATCCGGGGATCACCGGCAACAGGACGTTGAGCGAGATGTTGCAGAGGCTAAGGCCCGAGGAACAAGCGGAAGCGTTGGCTCAACCGTATTTGCCCGAGATGGTGGCGACGACGGCTAAGTGGGCCTGGACCCTGGAGGACGATCACGGCGAGTTCGTTGCCAGCATGGCGATCATGCCCGACGTAAACCGGCGCGGCTGGTTCGTGTCGTATCCCGGCGCTGCAATCCGATCCTCGGCCGAGCTTCGCCCGCTGTTCCGGCTATACACGATCTTCCGCGACAGCGGCGCGGTGTATGACGAGCTGCGTGCCTGGGTGGCCTCGGAGGACCAAAGAGCGATTAGATTTGCCGAATGGTTCGGTTTTCGGCTAGATTGCGGGCCAGCGACCGCGTTTTCACCGACGGGTCGGGATATGAGTTTATACCTATGGAGGCGACCATGAGCGGAATGTTTGGTGGAGGCGGGGCCAGCAAGGAAGCCGAGAAGCAATCGGCGCAGGCGCGGCGCGAGCGGCAAACCTCGAACGAGGAAGCGAACCGGGCGCAGCAGCGCGGCGAGCGTGGCGGTGGTGCCGGTGCAGGCACGCGAGGGCGGGACATGCTGATCGGCAACCTGTCACAGCGCCTCAAAGATACGCTTGGGGGCTGATCGTGGCACAGTGGGACGTTGAAAAGGCTTGGAAGGCGATAGCCAAGGCCAAGAGCGACAAGGAAGCCTCCGATGATATCTACAAGGAGGCGATGGAGCTGACGTTCCCCGACCGCGAGAATTTCGTGAAGCGGAAGGAGGGCCAGCAGAAGGCGGCTTACAACTGGGACAGCACGCCCCAGGTGTCGGTGATCCGCGCGGCGAACCGGCTTTCATCCGACTTCACACCGCAGTTCCAGGACTGGTTCGAGATCGGCCTGGGGCCAGCGGCCGAGCAAATGCCAGACGAGACGTTCCAGGAGGCCGTGGGCAAGCCGAAGGACGAAAGCAAGGCCGAGCTGGAGGCGATCACCAAGATCGTGCAGGCCGTGTTCAACGGGCCAGGCTTCCCGACAGCCTCGAACGAAACCTACATCGACTGGCACTATGGGCAGGGCGGGATGAAGATCACGCCGAACGACGACTTCCTGGGCGAGCCGGTGGTGTTCCAGGCCATGCCCATGTCGCATTTCTACGCCTACGAGGGGCCGAACGGGCGGCTGGATCGCTGGTTCTTCTGGCACGAGCTGCGCGCCGATGCGATCACGACGGAATGGCCCGACGCCACGCTGCCGGAGAAGCTGCAAGAGGAGGCCGCGAAGCCGACGCCGCCGATGGTCAAGCTCGCCTCGGTGGTCTACCGCGACTATGACGAGAAGGAAGCGCCGTTCCGCTACGAGGTGTTCTGGCAAAAGGGGGCCGACAAGGCCCGCCTGGTCGAGCGCCAGAGCCGCACGTCGCCTTTCGTGACGCCGCGCTACTCCAAGCTGCCCGGCGAGAACCGGGGCCGGGGTCCGGTGCTGTTCGCCCTGCCCGATATCCGCACCGCCAACAAGATCGTGGAGCTGACCCTTCGCGCCGTGGCCGTGGCCGTGGCTGGGGTCTACACCGCGACCGACGGGGCGGTGAACGGGCCGATCTCGATCAAGCCCTACTCGATCATCAAGGTGCGCCGCAACGGCGGGCCGGACGGGCCGAGCCTCCAGCGCCTCGACAACCCCCAGCGGATCGACTTTGGCGAGCTGGTGCTGGACACGCTCCACATGAACATTCGCAAGGTGATCGGTGACAACAGCCTGCCGCCCGAGGCTGGCCCGATCCGCACGGCGACCGAGTTCGTGCAGCGTGCCCGCGAGCTGGTGGCAGACCAGGCCGGTGGCCTCGGCCGTCTCTATGCCGAGTTCGTGATCCCGTCGGTGCAGCGCGTGGTCGATATCCTGGAGGCGAAGCAAATACTGCCGACCCAGGGGCTCAAGATCGACCAGTTTTTGATCGAGGTGCGCATGACAAGCCCGCTCGCGCGGGGCGAGGCCATGCAGGAGGTCGAGAACATCGTGCGCTTCATGGAGATGCTGAAAGCCATTGGCGGCGATCAGCTCATGGGGTTTGAGATGGACCTGGAGAAAGTCACGCCGCGCCTTGGCGATCTGATGAACGTGCCGATGGACCTGCGCACCACCAAGGAACAGAAGGCCAAGCTGAAAGAGGCGGCGGCGGCGCAAGGGGCAGCGGCCCAGGGTGCCGATCCGGCGGTGGCAGCGCAGGCCGTCCAGGAGCAAGAAGCGCAGGAGGCGCAACGAAATGGCAGACGGTAACACCGGGCTCGACGCCCTGTTCGAGAATGGCGACAGCGAAGCCTGGCGCGATCTCATGCGGCGCACCGAGGACCAGGCACCGATCCGGCAAGGGGTCGATCCCGAGCTTTACTCGGTGGTGTTCTCGACGCCTGCCGGGCGCGAGGTGCTGGCGGATATGTATAACCGCTACGTCAACGTAACACGCTGCATCCCAGGCCAGGGACCGGACGCGGCGTTCTACCGTGAGGGCATGGCGCAAGTCGTGTTCGATATCGTTCACAACATCGCCCTGGCGCATGAAGGAGAAGGCAATGGCAAAGAAGGATGATCTGATCGAGGAGGCCAAGGGCCTCGGGATCGAGCTGGACAGCAACGAGACGGTGGCCGACCTGGAGGCCAAGATCGCAGAGGCCAAGGCGGCGCTGCCCGCTCCGGTCGAGGGCGAGCTGACGCGCTCCAAGGTGAACCGGGGCTCGCGCCGTCGGATCGAGCGCGCGATCACGCGGCTGAACGAGGAGATGGACGCGGCGATCAAGGAGTTCGACCACCAGGCGTTCGTCGCTGACGAGGACGGCAACCGCACGGCCGAATGGCCCGCTGTAACACGGCTGCGCGAGGCGAAGATTGAGGTCAACGACCAGGTGAACCAGCTCCTCGCGGGCTGATCTGAAAACCCACACCCCAGCGAAACAAGGAGACGACGTGCATGTGGAAATTCTGGCAATATCACGCCCCCGTTTGGAGCCCGGCCGATGAAGGCTCGGGAGGTTCGGGCGAAGGCAACGGAGACGGCGGCAGCGGCGGCGAGGGCGAAGGCACTGGCGGCGAAGGTGGAGAAGGCGAAGGAGGTAGCGGTTCCCAGGGCTCCTCGATCCTGGACTTCGCCACCAAGGGCAAGGCCAAGGAAGGCGAGGGCGACGGTGACGCCTGGAAACTTCCTGACGGTATGGAGCTGCCGGATCATCTGGTTGGTTCGTCGGCTGACGAGACGCTGGCGAAACTGAGCAAGGCTTACCAGGGCGCGCGGCGCGAGCTGTCCCAGAAGGGCAAGGGCGAGGGCAAGCTGGAAGGCGCGGTGCCCGACGATCCCGACGGCTACAAATTCGATCCCGATGGCGACGACGACAAGATCGCGGAGGAGCTGAACAGCGAAGCCTCGAAGCCCTATGTCGATGCGTTCCGCAAGGCAGCGCACAAGCTCGGCATCCCTGACAAGGCGTTCACCCAGCTCATGCGCGAGGGCCTGTCCGGCATCGCGGAGAACGGTATGCCCATCGGCGTGTCGAACGAGGAGGCAGCGCGGATCAGCGGCGAGCAAGAGATGGCGAGCCTGGTGCAAGAGGTCGGCCAGAAGGAGGCCAGCACCATCGTCAACACCATCGGCACCTATGCCGAGAAGCTGGCCCAGCGCGGCGTTCTCAAGGACGAGCAGGACATTGCCGAGTTTTCGCAAATGGTCGGCACCGGCCGCGCAGCGCGCATCTTCCACCGCATTCTGACCGGCGAGATGGGCGAAAAGCCGATCCCTGTGGCAGACGGCGCGGATGGATCGGTGACACCCCAGGAAGCCTATTCCCGGCACGCCCAGGCCAGCAAGATGAAGCCCGGCGCGGAGAAGGACGCGGCAATGGCAGAGGCACAACGCCTGATGCAAAAGGCGTTTGGCAACTCGCCGCAACCGACTGGCTCGATCCGCTCCGGCGTGCTATAGGTGCGATGCGGGCGAAAGCCTGTATGAAACCTCCCTGTTGGAACGCCCCGGCAATCTCCTCCCGCCGGGGCGTTTTTTTATGCACGCTTGCCAGATCGCGCGGCTGGTGGCATATTGGCGCACAAGATGCAGACCCGCGAGGAACGGCACCCGGCTTAGGCGACAGGCCCGCGACCCTCAAGGCCCTCGATCTCCCCCGATTGAAACCTTGAAGGAGTGACGCAATGTCCACCTCTCTCTCCACCGCAGCAATCGCCAGCTTCGACGCTGATGTGAAGCACGCCTATCAGGATATGGGCAAGCTGCGCGATACCGTGCGGATCAAAACCGGCGTCGTGGGCTCGACCCACCGCTTCCCGAAACTGGCCGCTGGCCTGGCAACCCGCCGCGTCAAGCAGACCGACGTTGTGCCGATGAACCTCGCGCACACCAACGCGACCGCAACGCTCGAAGATTGGAACGCCGCCGAATACACCGACGTTTTCGATGATGCGAAAACCAACATCTCCGAGCGCGAGGAGCTGGCCGGTTCCATCGCCAAGGCGATCTCGCGCCGCGAGGATCAGCTTATCATCGACGCGCTCGAAGCCACCTCCACCACGCTGACCGTGGCAAGCTCCATCGGCGGGGCCAACACGAACCTCAACGTGGACAAGCTGCGCCGTGCATCGCGCCTCCTGGGCGACAATGGCGTGGGCGAGGACGAGGATATCACCTATGTCGGTTCCTACGCTGGGCGTGAGGGCCTTCTGGGCGAAACCGAGGCCACCAGCGCGGACTTCAACACGGTGCGCGCCCTGGTCAACGGCGATATTTCGCAGTTCCTCGGCATGTCGTTCAAGTGGATCGCGTCCCGCGCCGAAGGCGGGCTCGACCTGACCGGCGGCGACCGCACCACCTTCGCCTATGCGAAGTCGGCAATCGGGCACGCAATCGGCATGGATCAGCGGATGGAGGTCAACTACATCCCGACCAAGACGAGCTGGCTCGCCAACATGCTGTTCTCGGCCGGTTCCATCGAGATCGACGCCGGTGGCGTGGTCGAGATCACCTGCGACGAGGACGGCGCATAAGCGCCACCAGGGGGCGGGCCTAGCGCTCGCCCTCTCCTGAAACTTTACCTGGAGAAGCAACATGGCTTTCAACCTGCAAGGACTGGAGAACCACAGTGGCTCCGGCGGTGGCATCAAGATTTTCAGCTACAACGCCGGTTCCGACGCGAAAGCGGCCGTCAAGGGCGCGGGATACTTCAACACCGCAGCCGACATTCTGAGTGTTGGCGACCGCATCCTGATCCACGCCTCGGACGCCGATTTCGACGCTCATGTGTCGGCAATCAGCGCCGGTGTCGTGACCATCGCGGCAATCGACGCCTTCGCCTAATCCGCTGGGGTGTGGATGCGAGGGGCGGGCCGGGGCTGTCATGGCCCTGGCCCTTTTT